CTAGAGCCGCTTCATCAGGTCTTCGGTTTCGGCCGGCGTGCCGACCGACAGCGCTGTCAGCTCGCGGTCGATCCGCTTGCTGAGCCCGGAGAGCACGCGGCCGGTGCCGATCTCGACCACCTCCTCAACCTCGTTCTGCTTGAACAGCAGGACCGTCTCGCGCCAGCGCACCATCTGCGTGACCTGCTCGACGAGGAGCTCGCGGATTATGTCGACATCCTCGGTCGCCGTCGCCGTTACATTGGCGACCACCGGCACCAGAGGCGGGTTGAGCCGCGTCTCGGCGAGAGCCTCGGCCATCACGTCGGCGGCGGGCGCCATCAGGCTGCAATGAAAGGGGGCGCTTACCGGCAGCAGTCGCGGTCGCGACCCGCGCGCGTGCGCCAGCGCGACCGCCCGCTCAACCGCCTCGGCGCTGCCGCTGACGACGATCTGGCCCGGGCAATTGTCGTTGGCGACGTCGCAGACGCCGTCGCCTGCCGCCTCGGCCGCAACCTCGCGCGCAATCCCGATATCGAGGCCGAGCAACGCCGCCATCGCACCGGTGCCCATGGGCACGGCCTTTTGCATCGCCTGGCCGCGCCGCTTGACGAGCCGCACCGCGTCGGCGATCGCGAGAGTTCCCGCCGCCGCAAGCGCGGAGTACTCCCCGAGCGAATGCCCGGCGACATAGGCGATGTGTTTCTCGGCGTCGAACCCGGCCTCCGCTTCGAGCACGCGGATGACCGCGAGGCTCGCCGCGACCAGCGCCGGTTGCGCATTCTCCGTCAGCATCAGGTCGCTTTCGGGCCCATCGAACATCAGCCGCGACAGATGCTGCGACAGCGCGTCGTCGACCTCCTGGAACAGCAGCCGTGCCGCCGAGAACGCCTCGGCGAGCCCCTTACCCATCCCCGGCGCTTGCGACCCCTGACCCGGAAACACAAAGGCGCGCTTCATCCCGCAATGTCCCCCCGCCCCGTAATGCGGTGGTCATAAACACACGGGCGGCCGTGTCAAGGCGAAGCGAAGCTCGGGTCAGCGGCAAAAGCGCAGATCGTCGCGCTCTTGCTCGTAGTCGCTCATGACCTGGCGGAGAACGCTGTCGCGCGGAAGTTTGTCTAGCGCAGCCTGGACCTTGTCGAGAGTCGCCTTGTCGTAGTGGACCGGGATCGGGCAGCCGGTACCCCGGCCGCTGCCCGTGTCCTGATCCTTGTCGCCGCAGCCCGCCATCAGCAGGCACGCGGCCACGGCCAGTGCCGCCGCGATCCGCATCGCATTCCCCCTGCCCCCGCGTCGGCGCACGATGCCGAGCGGGGGCAGGGGGATCAAGTGACACGGCGCCGCGCCCGTCAGCCCTGGCGCTGGTCGGCCAGGGTTGCGATCTGCCCGACAAGCTGGCCGAGCCAGATCGCGGTCGACAGCGCGTCGCCCGAAGGCGGATCGGCGCAAGCGGCATCGCCAAAGCTCTCGATCGAGGTGATCTTGGCCTCGGCCTCCCCCGGCACCAGCCCGGTCTTGACCACGGCGTCGGTCGCCGCCTTTCCGGTGTCGTAGGCGACGCAGGCATCCTTGACGACCGCGTCGGCACCGGCCGCAACCGTGTTGGCGATCGTCAGCACACTCGAAGCCGCCCCCAGCGCCGAGCCGGCCGCGACGAGCCCGCCGCAGCCCCCAAGGGACATGACCAGCGGCAGCGCCCCGCAGAGCGCCAGTGCCGTCCCGATCCGCGCCATCGTCACTTCGCCGCCGGCAGCGTGACCCCGGCGGCGGTCCACGCCTTTTCCAGCGCCTCATACAAATTCATGACCTCGCCGGCGGCCTGCGCCACATTGGCCGGCGCCGGGTTCGGGGGACACAGCGGTCCGGCGGCGGCGATGCTCGCGGCGATCGCCTGCTGCGTCGTGGCCGGGATCAGCTTCGGATCGATCCCTTCGATCGCCGAGACGATCTCGCTCCCCATCGACACCGCGCCGCAGGTATCGGAGAGGATTTTCGGCGCATCGGTCGCGATCGCGTTGTCGGCCTCGTCGAGGTAGCCCGAGATCGTCGGGTCGAGCACGGCGACATAGCTCAGCGCCGTCGACGCATCCGAGGAGCCCAAGAGGGCATTGATGTCGCTCGCTGGCTGCGAGCTGCATGCGGCGAGGCCGAGCACGGCGGCAAGAGCCGGGAGGGCGCGCCTCATCGGGCACCTCCCGAGTTCGCCGGGATCAGGATCGCCGGCAGCGACCCGATCATGACCGTCGCAAGCGCGCTCCAGGTGATCTGGCCGCTCAAGGCCGCGATCAGCGACCCGAGATCGGTACTGAGCGCAACCTGCGTCGCATGCTCGCCGAGGCGAGCCTTGATGTAAGTGAACATGCGATTGTCTCCGTTGGGGGAAAATCAGGCCGGGACCGGGCGCCACCGCGAACGCAGCGGGAGGCGCGCCGGGAAACCTGGAGTTCGGCGTTTCCGGCGCAGTGCCGGCGAGATCGATGAATGGCAGCCGCGCTTAAGGCGGCTTGGTTCACGCGGCGAGGAAGGGGCCGGTTGCGTGCCAGGTACGGAGCTGCGCCTCGGTCCCGACCCAGACCGAGCGATCGACATGGCCGGTGATCCCGGCGATGACACCCGCCTCGGTGTATTGGTGGAAATCATAAGGACGCGGGGCCGGGCGCCCCGGCGGCAGCCTCGGTACACGGGTGACGAGGCGCGCGTAGTCGCCGGTGCGGCTTCCTTGCGGGTATTCCGGCAGCATCAGCGGCCAGCCCGACAGCGTCGGGTTGGCCGCCGCGAGCTGCGCCCAGCCGTAATACATCGTTGGGTCGCGCCCAGTCGCCTCGCGGACGGCATTGCCGATCTCGACCACCGCCTCGACCGGCGCCGGCGTCTCCCAGTCGATCATTGCCGGGTCGCCTTTGCCGATCCCGGATACGTTGAGGAAATGCGCAGCCTGCGCGGCGCCGGCGACACCGGGATCGACAAAGTGGTACGGCACGGCGAGCAGGCCGGCCGCCAGGGCGCCCGCCCGGTTTTTCGCGTAGAGCGGGTCGACGTTTCCGCCGCCCTCGCTCGCCTTGATCAGCACGAGCGCGATCCCGGAGGCGGCAACCGCCCGCCAATCGATCGCGCCGTTCCAATGCGAGACATCGACGACCCCGTCGAACACGGGGTCGGGCAGAGCTGTCATCGGCGCCTCCGCTAGGTTAGGGATGGATATCGAGCCAGCGCGCGGCGACCGCGCCGAGAACGCCTGAGCCGCCGCTCAGGAGCGCCGTCACCGCCATGCGCCAGCGGTGATGAGCGTGGTCGGCGGAATTGCGCGCCGCCGCGTCGCTGGCGAGCCGCAGCTCGACCGCCCTGACACGGCGGTCGAGCTCCGCCAGGTCGCCCGAGCGCGACCGCAGATCGCCGCGCAGTTCGTCGATGCGCTGGCCGAGGGCACGGACTTCGGCGCATAAGACCCCGAGCGCGCGATCGACATTGTCGGCGTCGGCTATCACTGGTTCGCCGCCAGGTTGGCGATCGCGTTGTCGTTGGCGAAGGTCGGGAAGAAGATCGCCTTCCCGAAGTGGCCATCCCAGTCAGCGCCGCCCCCCGGATTGTTACCGAGACGCTCGGTCGTAACTCCCACGGGCATCGATCCTGACGACGCACTGATGACGGCCCCGCCATTGACGCTGGCTCGGAACGAATTCGCCTGGGCCGCGAAGGCGATCGTGTAGGGGGTGTTGGCTGAAGCCGCGCCAAGATCGATTGTCGCTTGAGTAGCGCCGCCCGACGCCACGACAAGGTTCAGATGTCCGGTCGAACCGTTGTAAATCAAGATGAAGCGGTTACTCGACGATCCGTCGTCGAGCTCCCAAGCCGTCATGTTTGATGCTGCAAATCCCGGGGGCGTGACGACCTTCACGACCTTGGTAAAGGCGCTTCCGATCGTCCACGGATTGTTGAGCGCGTCGGCTGCGCGGGTCACGGCGGCGCCGGTCGTCAGGATTGGGCTCGACGCAAATGGGTTCTGCTCGAGCTGCGGCCAGCCAATTCGCAGCGTGAAGTCGACGGCAACCCCCGACGACATCGTGGCGAGTATCTGGCTCATCACGAACGCCGTGGAGGCGTTGCTGAGAATTCGCGCCACGGCGGTGCGGGCAGCGGGGAGCGACCCTGCCGCGGGGGTTATGCTCGTCTGGGTCTTGGCGAGAAACGATCCGCTGTTGTCGAGTTCCAGAACCGCGGACAACAGGCTGACATTCGCCAGCGATCCGCCGACGAGAGTAATAAACGCCGATCCCGTCCAGGTCTGGCCAGAAACCGCCGCTACCAGAGCGGTCCCATCGAACCCGATGAGCGTTGCTCCTGACGCCGAACCCGACGTGGTGCCGAAGTATCGGATGTCGACGTAATTGATCCCGCTCTCGGTGCCCGACCCGACGATCTGGCGAGACAAGCCGGCAAATGTCGACGACGCGACCCAATCCGTCGGCAGCGTCCCCGGTGACCCGGCCGCGACGCCCTGCATCGTGTTGTTGCGGAGGCTGTTGACGCTTGCCCCTTCGAGCAAAAGCCCCTGCGCAACCCCGGTCGGACAGTCGAACCGGAGGACGTTGCTGCCGACGCTCGCGAAAGCGGCGGCAGGGCTCGTATAGGTCGCCGCGGACGCGCGCGAGAAGCTCGCACCGACCGCGGCGGCAAAGGCGGTATAGGAACCGTACGCCCGGCCGTTGTACCAGTAATGCCCGGCGGCGTAGTCCTCGTACTTGCTCGGCGCCCGGCCCCCGATCAGCGGCAGCCAGGACGGCGTGGTGTCGTTGAGGAGGAGCTGGCGCAGGAGATCGGCACGCGCGGGCCCGGCCCAGGCGCAGCCAAGCGTGGCCGCAAGGGCTAACCCCGCGACCTCTCGGCGGCGCGGCGTCATCGGTGGGCGCTTCATGGTGTCGCCGCTCACTGGTGCTGCTGAACGACCTGGACGCCGACCCGCAGGTCGGTCGTCGAGCCCGGGGTGAAGGTGCTGCCCGACACCATCGTGTAGTAGAGCGTCGCCGCGCCTGAACGCGGGATCCGGGCGAGGTTCGAATTGTCGCCGAAGCTGACCGAGCTTCCCGTGCCCGCCGCGAGCGTCACCGCGAACGGCACGATGACAAGCCGATCGATATCGAGAAGCCCGTCGGATCCCGGCGTCGTCGTGTCCAGCACGAACGTGCCCTTGTCGTTGAACGTCGAATGCTGCGGCGCACTGTCGAAGAGATAGACCGTCAGCATCGGAGTCTGCCCCGACAGCGACTTCACGTTGATGTCTTCGACCAGCGCGATGGGACCCGAACCCTGAAACGACAGCGAATTCAATCCGCCGACGTCGTTACCCGAGGCATAGGCCGACGCCGAGACGGCCGGAACCGAAACTGTCCGATCCGAGAAGCTTTCGGTCGGCAGCGGACGCGCGGTGCTCGCCGGCACGACGTGACCGCTCTGATCCGACCAGCCGACTTCGACCGGCGCCGCGGGCACGCCCTGCATCGCCGGCTGATAGTTCAGGTCGGCCCACGCCGCCGCGGCGGGAACGATCGACGCGGCCATCAGCAGCGCCGCGGAAACACGACGGTGTCGCATCAAAACCTCCGATACCAGGTGTTGTTGGTCGCGCGGTAGCGCCAGCCGGCGCCGGTATTGGCGGCGAGCGTCAGGCTGCCGCCGGTGACGCTTTGTCCCGATGCCGGATTTACCGTCAGCGCAGTGATCGTATGAGTCGTGCTGAGCTCGAAGAACTGCCCGTCATTGGCCGTCGGCGGGGTCACCACGGTCAGCGCCGACAGCGTCGCCGAGGGGTCGATGACGAATGCGGCGAGATACGTGCTCGCCGTCAACGTCACGCCGCTCGTGGGCTGCTGATAGGCATAGTTGCCGCCGCACGGTGCGCCGGCCTGATGGCCTCCGGCGGTGACGCCGTCCTGGACATGCAAAGTGAAATCGTCGCTGTTGACGACGATCTCGCCGGGGGGTCCGGTATAGCTCGCCACCTCGCCCGAGTTGCCCCGCGCGAGTTGAACCTGCGTGTGTGACATCAGGGTATCGTTCCGAAGTTGATGGAAACGCCGACCGCTGCGGTCGCAGTGCCGAGATCGGCGGACCCGATCAGACTGGTGGCGATCGTGCCCCAGTCCTCGCCGGTCCCCGCCGCCAGCGCCGCGATGATCGGATTACCGAGCGGGTTCGTACCCGCCCCGCCGAGCGCGAGATCATAGGGCGACACCACGGCGAGGCTTTGCAATTCCTGGCCGAGGAAATTGAATGCCGGCAGCTTCACGTAGATCGTCTGACCGATGAAGCTCGCCGGATAGCCGTAGCGGAACACCGCCGGGTCATTGGGGCCCAGCCGTCCGAATTGCGCGCCGCTCGCATGCGCGGTGACGGGCGTCCCATAGGCGCCGCGCCGCAGATAGGTGAGGTCGTATTTATACGATGCGGTCAGGGTCGCGGTCTCATACGCGACGAGCTCCCCGTCGCAGTAGCAGAGGGTCACCAGATTGTCGGCGTCGGCTGTCGTTCCCGACAGCAGCTGTCCCTCGCTTTCCGTCAGGTCCACGGCGAGCGTATGGGTCGTGTCCGGGTCGGCGGCGGCCGGCAGCGCGGCCGTCAGCACACCCTGGCGGGCCCCCCGATACGCCGTGCCGGCAAAGGCATAGGTATTGCCGTCGCTCGACACCCAGATCTGGCAACCGCCCCAGTTCGGGCCGCCGGTCGCAAGGATCCACACCTCGTTGGTGCCGCCGGTGAGCCCCGGCGGCGGCTCGAAGATGACGGGCGCGTTGGTGTCGCCCGGCAGCACAAAGGGGTCGAGCGCCGCCCCGGCCGTCGCCTGCTTCGGATAGGCCGCCGCCGTGCCGATCCCGATCGGCGTGATCGTGCCCGGCATGCTACGGCGTCACTCCGGGTATCTCTTCGGCGGTGACGGTCAGCTCGCCGTTCTCGTCCTCGGCGATCTCGGTGATGCGCACCGGTGCGGCGTCGAGCCCCAGCGCAGTGTCGGTGATCAGCACGATGTCCATCGGCTCCAACAGGCAATAGCGCCAGCCCAGCTTGAATTGGTAGGTGTTGCGGATATAGATCCGCCGCTGCAGCTGCAGCTGCGCCGATACGGTCGCAATGTTCGCGTTGGTGAATTCGTGCGCCTGGATCGACGGCTCGGTGCGCAGCCCGTACTGGTCGATCATCCCCTGGTCGAAAACGGCGATGATCTGCGGGTTGTAGCTGTTCCCTGCATCCATGTACTCAAGCGACAGCCAATTCGTCGCCTGCGCCGGATCGCTGCGGGTCAGCAGCACCGGGTCGCTGCCGCCGTCCCCGCCCTGTCCCCAGGGCAGGAAATCGTCGTCGTCGAGGCTGTATTCCCAGGTCAGATCCGGCGTCCACCTCGCCCCGTTGCCTAACAGCGCTTGGTCGCCATAGGGAATGATCCGCAGCGTGTTTCCGGACCACACGACCGCCGACACGGTCAGGTCGGTTACTTCCTCGAGCCAACGCGCCGCCGGCTGCTGCCGGTCGAGCAGCAGCGACATCCCGAGACCCGCCGCCTGGCAATAGGCGCCCCAATCGGCGATCGCCGCGCCGTCGAGGTTGGCGGCCGGAAAGCCGGCGCCGTAACGCGCATTCGTCAAGAGGTCGGTGACGATCAGATCCGGCCTCGCGTCGTTCGGAAATGCGCTGCCGACTGTCCCGGCACAAAAGCCGGTGACCTCGAACGAAACGTTCGGCATCGCCGGTGACGAGCCGAGCTGCATCGGCGTGCCGGTCGTATAGGCCGTACCGGAATAGCCGATCACCGGCTGGTTCGGATCGCTGCTGGCAAACACCGCGTCCGGCGCCTGTCCGTCGCTGCCGCCGTAGCCATTGAGCCCGACCGCGCCGACTCCTGCCGCAATCCCGCCGTTCGACCACACGCGGTTGCCCGAACTCGTCCCATAGATCGAGCCGGTATACGCGACCGGTCCTTGGCAGATCGCCATCGCGACATCGACCGCATATTGCTGCTGGCCTTTCTTGCCGCCGCCGGTGCTGCCGCCGCCGCCCTTGCCGCCCTTCCCGCCCGATGATCCGGTAAAGCCCCAGAACTCGATCAGATTGATCGTCACCCGCTGCGTGCCATAGCAGATCGGGATCGGGCTGCCGGCCTGGCTCGTGTTGTATCGAAACGAACCGATCGTATTGTTGGTAAAGGCGTTGACGAACGGCGTCGGCCCGCCGCCCTTGCCGGTGTAAGTCGGATCAGTCATCGATAATCCCGAAAAAGCGGGTCTCGCGCCCGGCGAGCGGATAGCGCGTCGCGTCGCCCCACACGACCCGGCCGACGGCCCAGTACGCGTGAATCACCACCGGCCATTGGGTGACGATCGCGCCATGCGAAAACGTCCGGCCAAAACGGAACACCGCGACATCGCCGGCCGCCGGCACCCGGTCCAGCTCATGCGCGTAGCTCAACAGCCGGTCGAGATAGCGTTCCGCGTCGCGGTGCATGTGCCAGTCCGGCGGGTAATAGCCGGGATCGACGCGGCCGACGACGCCGCAACGCTCGTACACTTCGGCCAGCAGCATCGCGCAATCGACGCCGGCGCCCTTGACTCGGCCCTGGTGGTGAAACGGCGTGCCGAGCCAGCTCCGCGCCTCGGTCACGACCAGGGCGCGGATCGAGTTTCCTTCGCTCATCTCACACCGCCAGTTCAGGGGGCGGGATATAGGGGAAGCCGCCGTAGTGGATCAGGTTGTTGAACGCATGCAGACAGGTCGCCGTGGTGTGGTCGCACCCGGGCAGCAGCTCGAACGTGTCCCCGACCGCCACCGGATAGAGCCAAGCCTTCAGCACCGACACGATACCGCCGCTAAGCTGGACGATCGTCCGCTTCTGCCCGGCATTGAGCCCGGTGACGCCGACGATCGTGCCTTGGTCGTAGAGCGTCGCCGGGCTCGGAGTAAGCGCCGTGACGACCTGCGCCTGGGTCGATCCCGCGAGCGCCGCCTGCGTCGAGGAGAGGCTCGCCCGATCGAACCTGCACATCGCGTCGCCAAAGACATGCGTGCACGCCGCCTGGTACAGCCGGCGCGGCATCTGCTGCGCGGCCAGCAGGTTCATCAGCGATTTCACCTTGATGGCGATGCTGGTCCGCCCGGCGTCGGTCTCGGCGACCTGCCCGCAAAACCACACGATGGCGCCAAGCGTGCTCGACAGCGCTCCGCCGTCCCTCTGCGGCGGCGCAAAGAACCGGTCGAGCTCCACGGTCGCCCCGTCGAGTTCGCCGACCCGCACCGCCTCGGCAAAGGCGAAAGTACCGATCATGTCGTCGGCGCCGGCCATCACGGTGATGTCCAGTTCGGCCGGTTCGACTCCGATCTTGATCGTCACCATCGACCGCCCGAACCGCGGGCCGAGCGCGAAATCGGTGTACCCCATGGCGTCGTAATTGAGGCTCCCGGACGGGAACGCGGTCCCCGGAATCGTCAGCGCCGTCGTCCACCCCGAATACCGCAGCACACGCCCGCTCGGCAGACTGAACGTGTACAGGTCGGCGATCACGACATTGTCGTTCTGCGCCAGGTATTCCCCGAGCGCGCCGGAGGCCGATCTCACAGGAACACCGATTGCAGTTTCACCTGGCGCAATGACCACAGCTGGAACATGAAATTCTCGAACTCCGCCGAATCGTCGGCAAACCGGACGCGGAAATAATAGGTGAAGTCGGCGCTGACCGCCTCGCCCGCCGGCGGCGGCGCGGCAAAGGTGACGACGCCGGTATCGGCATCGACCGAATAGCCGCTCGGGCTCTGCACGACGCCGTTGACATAGACCTTGGCCACCACATTCGGCGCCGTGATCGGCTCGGCGAACCCGCCCATCGTGCGCACGAGCCGGAACGCCGCCGTACTGCCGTCACCGATGCCGAGCGCTTGGCCCGACACGCTGTTGTCGCCTGGATCGACAAACAAGAACGGCGCGAACGCCCCCTGCTGTTCGAGAAAGAACCCCATCAGCGTCCGCAGCTCGTCGCACCCGCCGCCGTCGCGCAGCACCGAATAGCTCAGCGTCCAGGTCCAGCTCGGGTTCGGCTGATCGAGCGCCCGCAATTCGCGGCCCGACACGGCGCGCTGGATGCGGGTCGCAAAGCGCGGCTGCTTGGTGACGCTCCACGAGAGCCCCGGCAGCGTCGGAAAGATTGCGGTCATCCCCAATCTCCCGACCTACAGGCTGCGCGGGGTCAGCGCGTTCGAGCGAAAGAGATCGCGCAGCGCGCCGGCGTTTTGCTTGAGGTTGTCGCGGAACCACCGGCTCACCGCCGGCGCGTCGGCCGGCCCGTGAAAATGCGCATGGAAATGCGCCGCGCCACCGCCACCCCCGATCATCGATTGGAGCCCCTCGCTGATCGGCGCCGGCAGCACCATCTCCCGCGCATGCAGCAGCGCCGGCTGCGCCCCGGCGAAATTGGGCAAGGCCCAGCCGCCCGCCGCGCTCGGCACGATGCCGCCCGCGCCAAAACTGAATAGCCCGCCGAGCCACGAGAAAAGGCCGCCGCCCCCGGCTGCGCCGCCTGCCGCCGCCGCACCCGCGGCCGAGCCGAGCCCGCTCGCCGCCGCGCTTCCCCCGCTGATTGCCGCGGCCCCGGTCAGCGCGGTGGTCAGCGCCGTGACCGCGGTCGTGCTCGCGGTCAGCGCCGTCGTGTTGGCAGTCATTGCCGCGGTTTGCGCCACCCCACCGGCGCCGGCGAAAAGCCCGGTCCCGAACAGCCCCCCGGGCTGGTTTAGCCCGGTGAGCGCCATCAGTCCGGCGCCGAGCCCCGAAGCGCCGGTCGCCTGCGCGCCCGACACTGCGTTCTTCACCATCCCTCCCGCAAGGCTCGCGAGCCCCGACGCGGCCCATTTCGCCGCCATATCCTCGACTTGCGTCAGGAAGAACCCGTCGACCTCGCGGATCAGCTCCTTCGAGCCTTTCGCCCAGGTGGTCTGCCGGGTCAGGATCTCGTTGAACGTCCGCTGCACCGAGCCGCCGAGGCGGTCGAACGCCGCTTCGTAGGCCCGCTGCACCGACTGCGCCTGCGTCTTTGCCTGGTCGGCGATCCGACGCTGGTCGTCGGTGATAGTGGTTGTGTATTGCGTGTCGAGCTGCGCCAATTCGTCGAGCGCCTTGATCTTTTCTTCGAGCATCGACGAGTCGCTCGCCATCACCGCCTGCAGCCGCTGCGTCTCCTGGTCGCGGAGCTGCGCGGTATATTGGATGTCGAAGCCAAGCGCCTGCTGCGTCGTCATCTCCTTCATGTCGACCAGCATCTGCATCTGGTCGCGGAACACGCGCAGCGACGCACTGCTGAACTCCGACACCGCCGGCGCCAGCATCGACAGCGCGTCCCTCAGCCGGGTGGCCGCGCTGATCGCCCCGGTCGCATCGGCCGTGAATTTGATCTGGACCTCGTCGACCACGCCTTACTCCATCTTGTCGTGCAGCGTCGCGCGGGCCCGGTTGGCGGCGCGGAGCGCGTCGATATCGAAAACCGGCGGCGGCATTCCGCGGGCGCCTTGAACGACCGCCAGCCCCGCCGGCGGCGCGGTCGCGATCTCGGCCAATCCTTCACCTGCCGGCGGCACTACCGCCCGCCTTTTCCACCCGAGCATCGCCGCGATCGTCTGCACCATCAGGTGCGCCGGCGGGTTGTCCGCCCAGTAGGCAAAGACCTCCTCGGCCTCGGCCAAGGTCATCGCGTCGATCACCCGATAGGAATAGCCGCAGCCGGTGGCGAGGGCGCCGTAGATGCCGGCGAGCTGGGCGCCGCTGTCGCCGCCGGCACCGCTTCCCCCGACGGAGACAGCCCCGCCGACTTGAGGATCCCCCCGACCGCTGCATTGACCTCGTCGAGCGACGCTTCCAGCGCGAGGACCGCATCGAGCGTCACCGTCGGGTCGTCGCGCGACAGCCCGGCCTGGATGATCCGTGCCGCCGCCTCGACAAGGTCGCCGCCGCTCTTTCCCGGCAATCCGGCGACGACATCGAGCACTACCCTGAGCTGCCCGAGCGTCAGCGGGCGGATCGCGAAATCGCGACCCGCCAGCGTCACCACCGTTCCCGTCATTCGTTGGTGCTCAACATGCCGATCGCACCGGTCGCATCGGCAAAGGCGCTGAAGTCGAATTCCTGGATCTCGTAATCGTCGATCTTGGTCGGCAGCGACAGTTTCGTCGCCGTGCAGGCGTTGAGCACCAGCGAGAAGTTCCCCGGCACGTTCTGCGTCGTCTTCGCCGTGTAGAACGTCGCCTTGAACACCGGCGTAAAGCCCATGAACTGGTTCGTCAGTACCAGCTTCTTGCCCCCGGCCGCGGTGTAGAGATAGCTGATGTTGACCGCCACCCCGGCATCGGCCGCGGCAAAGGTGTAAATCCCGGTCGCCAGGTTCACCGAATACTGCCCGGCCGCCGCCGGCGTCGTCACGCGGGTAAAGCGCAGCCCGGCATTGTTGCCGCCCGCGTAATAGACGCCGAGATCGTCGGAATAGGCCGAGGCATTCGCGACCGTCACAGTGAACGGCGTCGTGCCCGGGACGACCTGCGCCTCGTTCTCCGATACGGTCACCTGACCCGAAGCCGGTGTCTGGCCGAAGAACAGGTCGCCATAGATCGCGCCAAAGATGCGGGCGAACTTGGCCTTACCGGTGATCTTTCCCTGGCCCCGCGCGATATCGAGCGGAAACTGGTACTGGCCCCAAAGCTCCTTGGTCTGCCAGTCCCAATCGATCTCGACATCTTGCAGAATCCCGAACTGGTCCGGGCCGATCCCCGAGCCGGTCGCGTCGGTACGGTTGCCCCACAGCGCGCCGGCGCCGAAAGCGAGTTGCATGTCAGGCCCCTTCCTTCAGTCGCCGCTTCAGCTCTTCCTTCGCGGCAAAGGTGTGGTTCCAGATCTCGGTCACACGGGCGACCGGGGATCCGGGGAAATGCTCGTTCCACCAGCACTCGACGATCGCGTCGAGCGGGTGCGGCGCCGGCCCGTCGACAGGCAGCGGCAAGGTGTCGTCCATCGTGGCAACTCCTATGAAACGCAAAGGATCTCGACAGGCACGATCGCCACCGCCTGGTCGCCGAGCACGCCCTCGTCGGTCGCGATCTTGCCCGCGAGATAGGCGTGCTGGACCATCGCGGGCAGCCCGAGGTTCTGCACCCCCGTCACCGCGTCAGGCAGCAGCGCCGCCTCGACCGCATCGATCAGCGGGTTCAGCACCATCGCCGGCGCCCGGTACGGGTCGCTCGAATGCACATAGACGTAGAGGTCGACCGACAACACCCACACGGTCGGCGCGCCGAGCACCTGCACCGTCGCGGTCTCCGACTTCTGGCTCAGGAACAGTGCCGGCTGCTCCGCCGGGGCGACATCGCTCCAGTGCCGCAGCCGACGACCGGCGGTGACGAACGCGCCCGCCGCCGCGGCCAGCGTAAATAGCGCCGCATAGATCGGCTCGCGGCTGATCATGACGTCACCGCCCGGTTCGCCGCCGCCGCCATCGCCGCCCGGATCTCCGGCGCCATCTCGGCCAAGGCGGAGCGCATAAACGATCGTTCCGGCATCTGCACCGCCGGCAACTCGACCCGCTTGAAGAACCGCTCGCGCCCTTGCCACGGAAACGCCAGCGCCCGTGCGCTTTTCGGCAGGATCTCGTGCGCCGGGATCACGCCGCCATATTCGTGGATCGCGGCATACGGCACATCGCTTCCGACTGTCGCCGAAACCGCCGAGCCGGTCCGCTCGATCGACACGTCGATGCTGCTCGCTAGCCGCCCACTCCGCTGCTGCAGCACCGCACCGCTCAGGTTGCGCTCGACCGCCGCCCGTAACGCCTCGCCAAGCCGCGCCGCCTCGTCGCCGAGCGCCGCCGTCAGCTTCCCCGGCATCGCCTCGAGCCGCCCGACCAGCGCCTCGAGCCCTTCGATCGTCGCCGCCATCACAGCGCCCCCGCCACAACCGACGGGTCGGTCGCCGTCCCGGCGAGCCGCCGGACAAACCCCGACACCGGCGCAACCGCCTGATAGCGCGACAGGACCGTCTTGATGTCGTCGCTCATGTCCTTTTGCGAATAGGTGACGGTCTCGCCGCCACCCAACGCCTTCGACACCTCGCCGGTCCGCGGCCGCTCGCGATAACGCTGGCACACCAGCTCGATGCACGCCTGCGCCAGCTCGGGCGGCGCCGCCGCATAGCCCGCCGTATAGGTCACCACCACGTTCTGCGCCCGCCGCGTAAACAGGTATCCGCGCAGCACCAGTTCGGTCGGCGAGAACACATAACCGGCGGCAAACGCACTGCCCGCCGGCGACGGCGGGATGTCGATCCCGTCGACCGTCAGCGACAGCACCGCGCAGACCGGAATATTGGCAAAGCTCATCCGCTGCCCGCCACTCCCGTCCCGTACCTCAACCCAATCGGCCATCGCGATCGGCCGGCCGAGCCAGGTCTCGATAAAGCGGCTCGCCGCGGTCACGAGATTGCCCAGCAGCGCGTCGTCGGTACCGGGAAACGGGTTTTGCCCGGTCTGAAGCCAGGCCTTGACCTCGCCGAGCGTCGTCAGATCGCCAAACGCCATCGCCTCACTCCACCGCTTACTCGACCGGCACCGCAGAGGACACAGACGAAAGTCCCCCTTGTGTCCTCTGCTCCCCTGTGGTGAGACCTCGGTCAGCCGTTCCCGATATTGGTGATGACGCCCATCGCAAACGGCGCGTACACCGCCAGCACCTCTTCGGCATAGACGCCGACCTGGCGTTGCCGCGTCACCACCGGCCAGTCGATCTGGTAATAGTCCTGCCGCGTCTTCACCTCGGCGACATTCGGCACTTCGCTCGATTGGTACTGGATCGGCAGGTTCTCAGCCCAGCCGACGATCGTCCCCGGCGGCACTCGCGGATGGATGCGGATCGGAATGCGCAGCCCGCCGTTGAGGGCGAACGGGTTGAAGTAGAACGACACCGCCCCCGCCGCGGCGAGGTCATAGGCATTGCCGTCCGCCGCCACCTCGTACCGCAACAGCGGCGCCGATGCATTCGACAGCACCTTGTTGGTGATGTTCTTCAGCTCCTGCACGTTGACGTAGAGCACGGTCGGGCTCAGCTCGAAATTGTTCCACATCGTCTGGAACATCGTGTCGATCTCGACCACCGAGCCGCGCCCCGAGGCAGTCAGCGGCGTGCCGGTGCCGGCCGTCCCGGTCGCCTGAGTCGCGATATAGGCGTTGGAGCCGGATTTGAACGCGCTTGTCAGCAGTCCGTCATAGGCATAGCTCGGGTTCGCCGAGTTGTCGGCGCCGACCACCGATTGCGCCTGCTGCCCGCTCGCAAGCGGCGCCGAAAAGGCGGCCGAATTGATCGTCGTCATCGCCTGCAGCGTCTCTGCCCCGGTCGCCGTGCCGACGTACCACGCATAGGCGACCGCGCCCTGCAAGGCAGTGACGGAGCAGAATAGCGTCTGCCCCGACGTCACCGCCTGGCTCGCTTCGGCGCTGATGTTCGACGACCCGCCGTTGAGCGTATAGGAGTGACCGTCCGCCCCGGTGATCGGCTTCGTCGTCGCGACCCCGCCGGAAAGGCTCGAGTTCTGATACCCTTCGAGGGTCAGCCCGACGACCTTCACATAATAGGTCGCCGCCGGCAGCGTCCCGCCCGATCCGGAGGCGGACAACACCGGCGTCGCCGGCATGCCGAGCTGCAGCGAGGCATTGCCGCCGAGGATCGCCATCTCCTCCTTCAGCATCATCTTCTGCAGGAGCCGAAACGTCATCCGCGCCTGGATGTCCTCGAACCCGCGGCCGGCCGAGATCGCTTCATAGGTCGCCGCATCCTCTTCGCCGATCGTGACGAATGTCGCCGACTTGGTCGCGGTCGTGTATGACATCTGCGCCGAGCGCTGCCCTTCCGGGACCCACCCCATCGCGTCGTAGCCCGACCCGACGAGCGCCGTCACCTGGCGCCAGTTGGTGGCCGTGCCGGTCCCGCCGCCGACCCGCGGGATCACATTCCGGATCGGCGTGACGAACGGGTACAAATTCTTCGCGGGCGCCTGCAAATCGAACGCGACGAGCCCTGTCCCGGTCGAGATCGTCTTGGCGATCCGGTCATCCGGCGAGCGCAACGCCCCCTTCACCAGATCAAGCGTGTCTTGTGTCGGATTCATCAAAAACTCCCTCTGGGAGGTGGCAACAAAAAACCCGCCGAAAGGGCGGGTTGCATCTCACTGTCATCTCTTCTGGTCGTCATTCACGCGGAAGCGAGAATGACGAAGGCGAAAGGAAGCGGAACTACCCCCTTCCCGCCCCCACTGGCCGGATCGGGTTCGCGTGCGCGGCCTTGATCAGCGCGAGCGTGCGTTCCTCGTCGCTCATCCGCGACAGCGCCGTCACCACATCGTCGGCATATCCGCCGCCATCCCCGCGCTTCGAGATCCCGGCATACCCGCGCCCGGCCGTCTGCGGCGGCAAGGGCGTCGCGGCGATGTCCTCGACCCGCTTCGCCAGCGCGTCGAGCCGCGGCACGATCTCGCCGGCGAGCGCCTTCATCATCTCGCCCGGCCGCGCCGCCTTGTCGCCGGCGTCACTCGGCGGCATCTCGCCGGCAAGACCGTGCAAGTACCCGCACAGCCATTCGAGGTCCCCGATGATCTGCCCGATCCGCGTCAACTCGCCGGCCGTCTTGCGCATCCCGGCCCCCGCCGCCTTGCCGCCGCGGACACCATCCCCCGGCGGCCCCGCAGGATCGATCTTCTCCTGCCACGCGGCGACGATCCGCGCCCTCACATGCGCGAGCTGCGCCTCGGTATACCGATCGGTATTGTGGGGCTGGTGGATATACGCCCAGGCCGCCCGCACATGCGCCTCGGTATCGAGGGGATACCGCTTCTCGCCATCCGGCTGATACCCGGGATCGGCAAAATCCCCGCCCCGCTCATCGGCCGCGCCGCCGTCATCGCCGCCGCCGCGCGTCTCGACGCAGCGGATCGCCTCGGCTTTCGCCAGGTGACGATGCGCGGCGACGCCGCAATGCCAGACCTGCACGAGCGGGTTTGCGCCCGCCGCCGCTTCCGCCATATGTTGCCCTCCTTCGGCTTTCCAGCAATCGAACACCGCCTCGGGGTTGGCCGGACGGTCGACCAGGCTGATCTCGGTAAGCTTGAGCCCGGTGATGACAGACCGGTCGGCCGGGTGGCGTTTGGTCACCCGCCCGCCGATCGAGTACCCCTTATAGACGCCGCCCGTCACCTTCTCCCAGGCGCGCGGGTCGACGATGCGGGCGCCGACATAAAGCCCCTTGTCGTCGACCGCTGCCTCCTCGGCGACACCGACCGCCGACAACTGATGCATCTCGCGGATATTCGCGAACTTCATGTAGTCGTCGAGCGCCGCAGCCAGCGCGTCCCGCGTAATCGTCTCGCCCTGATCGTCCTCGGCCGCGGTCGAGGCATAACCCCAAACCATCCGCAGTGCCGCATCGACCTTCGCGAGCGGAGCAAAAATGCGCATGCGCATCACCGTGTTGTTGCGGGTCTTTATGTATGGATAGTTCGGCGAAGGTCTGAGGTCGGTCGTCGGGTTCTTAGACCGGAGACACGCGCTTGGTCAGATCGGATTAGCAGCGATATGGTCCCAAAGGTACTCGTGCGCTCGCCACTCGTCCGGTGTGTATCTGGCCGTCGTCCAATCTGGTGAGTGCCCCTTGCGGACGAGCTCCATCCGCTCTTGGTATCTACGGTCCAGGCCCACGAGGATATTGTGAATCTCTGATGGAAGGGGGGTAGCGCAGTCGATGGTCGTACCTGCATTCCCGACTTTCACACCGGTCGTTCGATCAAACAGTACATCCTGTTGGGTATGTATCCGCCGCGCGTGGATAGTTGCCTCATCGACTGCAGTCACGAGACACGTCAAGCTCGCATTGCTCGCGGTATTCCGGGCGTGGAAGATGTCTCCAGCCGCGAGATTGCGAAGGATGCTTTCTTTGTCGTCCACAGCGCGAACCTACTTAGCATCTTGATCAAAATCTTCTAAGGCTCTCCTTTGCGGCCCAGCCGGCAAATTTCCAATTCCTAGATATTTCACAGCACAATTCCTGCAAAGGTTCAAATTGTCGATCTGTATTTTGCGCTTGTTCCGCTGTCCCTTCCACTCTGACAGCCAGCAGGGAACCCGTCACATTTGGGCCCGCGATCGGCAACTTCGATCTCGCTATCATCGCCGCCCGTAGTCCACTCACCGGCTCCCGCGTGATGAGGAGGAACCCGCGGCTCGCTCTCCCAGTCGATGTTGTATTTGCGCAGCCTAGCGACGTTGGCAAGCCTGAGGTGGCTCGATTGGTGTGAGACCGCGTCTCCATCGGCCCCTGCTCCAAGCGCCACCGCTCCCTGCGTCCCGTACACCATCGGCCGGTCGCCGCCCGGCACCGGGTCGAGGCCCAACAAATCCCGCGCCTCGTTGATCGCGTAGATGCCGCTGCGGACATAGGTGTCGATCACCTTGGCCTCGACCGCGGGGTCGCTCGGCCGCCCCTCGGCCCACACGAATTCGAGGTCGGGTTCGCCGAGCCGGTCCTGGATCACGTGGTCGGCGAGGCGCTTCACCCACCCCATCAGCGGCGCCATGCCCTCGTCGAGCGCGGATTGCTGCGAGGTCTCCGCCGTCGCCCGGTTCACCTGCTTCGTAAACGCGGTCGGCGGTAGCGAGAACGCGTAGCACACGATCCGCGCCAGCCACTCGTCGAACTCGTCCTTGTACGGCGCCTCGCTGAACGCCTGGTATTTCGCCCCGCCCGGCGCCCAGACGAGCCGCGTGCGTGACGCCGTGTTCCCTGCCAGCACCGAGTCGAACCACTCCTGGAACTGCCGGATCTGCTCGACATTCCACCCGTCGGGCGCGCTCAACAGTCCGGGCGGCACGTTCCCTTCGGTGAAATGCTGGAGCTGCATCACCTGGCGCCGGAGCGCGATGTTGACCGTCATCACGATCTGCTCGACCGGCCCGAACCCGTAGGCCTTGTGCGGCCGCGGGTTGCGCGGCAGGTAGAGGAGGTCGTCGCCGGTCAGCAATTTCCACGGCCGCCCGCGGATCACCTGCTCAAAGGCCGGCGCCGGCGGCTTCGGCCGCCGCCCGGTATCGTCGACGAGCAGCTTGATCGTCGCCCCGTCGACGGGATCGAGCCCGATCAGCTCGCCGGCCCGATTGCGCCGCATCTCCAACACCGGCGCGTCGAGCACCAGCAAATCCTCGAGCACCTCGCGCAGCCAGGTCCCGAACGGCCGTTCGCCATCCGGCCGGCGCCAGAACGCCGCGACCTTCGCCACCTGCGCCGGATCGACCCGCGCGCCCTTCACCGGCTTGACGATCCAGTCGTGCTTTTCGATCTGGTCCTTGCGCGTCTCGATCGCGAGCCGGGTGATGTCGTGCGCGTCGGCGAGCGCCCGCAATTCCGCGAACGACACCGCCTCATAGGCGCGCGGCGTGTAGATCGTGTTGACGCCGACCGGAAAGTCCCAGACCCGCACCGCCTCTTCGTCGGGCGGCGCCAGCGGATACCCCGGCGAGAAAATCCCGAGATCGGGCTGGAACACGTCCTGGAACTGCGCTTCAAGCCCCTGCTGGCCCCAGGTGTAGGACGGGGTCAGGCCAGAGGTCAGAGAGGTGCGCTTACCGCCTTGAGGGGGCATCAGAAGCTGCTCCACGCCGTCCGCTTCCAATCATTCGGAGCGGTGCAGGCGTACAGATAGTTGCTGTCGAACTCGATCTGCCCGGTCTGGCACGCCGCCGAGCTGGTCGAGGGCGTCCCGGTCGCAGGAAACATCCCGTTCGCCGACGCGGTCGCCGGCGTCACCGATGTGACCCGGAAATTCGACCCGTCAAAGGTCAGCCGCAGATATTCGTAATTCTGCCCATACAGCGTCAGTGTGCTTTGCGCTCCCCGCGAGCCCGGCACCAAAATCTGCCCGCCGCCGCTGCCGTTCACCTGCACCGTTAGCGCCTTGCCGCTATCGGTGACAAACCCCATCGACCACCCCGCCGAAATCGCGCTGACCGATGGCAAAGTGACGGTGAGGCTGCCGATCGGCGTGTTGTAGGCCGACATCACCGTGCCGCAATCGGAGAGCCCCGCCGCATAGCTGCTGATCGACGGAAACACCCATTTTTCGAGGCATGTCCCGCCGGAAAGCCCGATCGCCGCAGCCGTCACCGGCGTCACCGACATGACCCGGAAGTTCGACCCATCGAACTGCAGCACCGCCTCCTCGTAGTCCCCCGCCGCCAGCGCCAGCGACGTCGCACTGCCGCCGCTGCCCGGGTAGACGATCTTGCCGCCGCTCACCGGGTTGACCTGCACATTGGCGGTCTTGCCGTTGTCGTTGACGATCGCGATCGTCCAGCCCGGGTTGATCGCGCTCGTCGCCGGCAGGGTAACGCTGAGAAAAGCCAGCGGGCTGTTGAAGGCCGAAACGGCGTTGCCGTTGTCCGCAACCGTCGCCGCATAGGAGCTGACCGTTGGAAAGCTCCACCGGTCGATCCCGCCGGTCCCGGCCAGGCCGAGCTGCTGCGCCGTCCCCGGCGTCACCTGCTCGACCCGGAAATTGCCGCCGCCGTCATATTGCAAGGTCGCGTATTCGTACTGGTTTCCGGCGAGCGTCAGCGACGTCTGCGCCACCGCGTTCGCCAGCGGATAGAGAATGTGGCCGCCGCTCGTCCCGTTGACATTGACCGTAAGCCCCTTGCCCTGATCCGTCGCAAACCCCATCGACCACCCGGAGGGCAGCGATGTCGTCGGCGGCAAGGTCACGGTCAAGCCGGCGCTGGTGTTGTAGCTCGACACCACATTGCCGTTGTCGCCGAGTTGCGCCGCGTACCCGCTCGTCGACGGAAACAGCCAGTTCCCCGGCCAATCCCGGCTCTCCAAGCCGTTTGTGGCCAGCGTGTTGCGCGTCCCAGACACCACCCGGAAATTGTTCCCGTCCGACTGGAGCTGCAGGTACTCGTAGTTCCCCGGTCCGAGCGTCACCGACCCCAGCGACTTGCCGCCGGCGAGGATCGATCCGCTCGGCGCGGTGATCGTCATGCCCTTGCCGTTATCGGTGGCAAACCCCATCCACCATCCCGCTCCAACCGCGCTTGGCGAAGGCAAATTCACCGCCAGAGCGCCACCCGTCGCATTGTACGAAGACACCGCGACGCCGCTGTCGACCGCCGACGCGGTAAAGCTCGCCGCCGTCGGAAACTGCCACTGTGCCCAATTGCCGGTGCCTTGTACCTGGATCCCGACCGACTGGCCCGCCCGGTTGACGACTGCGCCGCCGTAATTCGGGTTCATCAGCAGGTTGTGCGTGCTCGCCGTCGCATTGACCGCAGTGTCGCAATCGAAATAGGGCGACACGAAACTGTTCTGCCCGTCATGCGCATCGGTGATGCCGAGGCACAGCGGCGACGCTTCCATGTCGAAGGCAAAGACGGTGTTGGAGAAATTGAACCCGTTTTCGAGGAGCAGCGCAGTCCCGCCGGTTGCATTGGCCGAGCCGGCCCCTGAGATCCGCGAAAACTGCACCTGCTCGAGCGCCATCCCCGCGGCACCCCCCGCCGTGTCGGCGATCGCAAAGATGTCGCTGTCGAGTACGTAATTGAGCTGCAACGCCCCCGCTCCGGCCGCCGCGCTCGCATTGTTGACGATCAGATGGTCCAGTCGGATCGAATTGTGCGCGTCCGAAAAATCCGTCTTGCCGACCACCACGGCATAGCCAGGCGTGTTCGCGTTGACGAACAGCGTCCCCTGCTGCCGGAAATAGAAGCATCCGGTTGGGCTCCCGGTCGTCCCGCCGGAACACACGACCTGCAGCACCGGCCCCGATCCGATCGACCGCCCGTCGATCGTCGCGCCCTCCGACAGCAGACGGAACCCGTTCCCGGCTTGCGCCGCGTAATCGATCGTCACCTTGCTCGTCACCTTGTAGGTGCCGGCCGGCACGTGCACCGGCCAATCATGCGTGACCGCAGTATTGATCGTCGTCTGGATCGCGACCGTGTCGTCATGGCTGTCGTCGCCAACGGCCCCACTACATCGGATATCGATCCATGGCCGCCCCGAGCACATCAGCGCGTCGCCGTTCAGCGTCGCCGTGCCGCTCGTCGCCAGCGTCGAGAAATTCCCCGGCGATTGCGCCTGCGCCCCCCATCCGAACGCGGCACACGCCGCAAACGCAGCCAGCGCGATCGCGCGACTCACCCGCCGCGTCACGGCTTTCGTCACCATCGCCGCGCGGAAAAGGCCTGGCCGGTCGTCGCCCCGAAGAGGCTGACCGCCCCGGCCGGCCTGTACCCCGTCGGCGTGACAAAGCTTCCGCCGTTCGCTGGTACCTGGATGCTCGCCCCACCCGCCGCCGCGGTGCCGACATCGGACACCCACAGCACGGCGGACGAGTTGTTCTGCACCAGGAACCCGTTTGCCGGCGCGATCCCGCCGAACAGCGTCTGCGCGCTGCCGCCGGCTGCGATCGTGGTGCTGCCGTCGCTCGCCGCCGCGCCGGCGGCGTTGATCACCGGCATCGGGTTTGCCGGGCCGATCGGCATCGACACGCCCTGCGCATTGGTCGATGCCGGCGCGTGCACCGGCACCAGGTTGCCGTTGCCGTCGACCTCGGTCGACAGCGGCTGGATCGTCGTATTGGCGTCCTTCACGAGAAGCGTCATTGCTTGTCACCTCCGCTCGCCGCGTTCCGGCGATAGAGCTCGAAAATCCCGGCGCCGCTCATCGGCGTCACCAAGAGCTCGCTCAGCCCCCACACCAGCGCGTCGACCCGGTCGGGCGAGTACCCGGCCGCATGGCGGTCGAAATCGCTGGTAAAGGCACACATCTGGTCTTCGAGGGCCGCGAGCGCGCCGACATGATGCACCCGCCCCTGCTCGTAGAGCGCCGCCACCGGTTCGGCCCGCGCGACCTTGCCGCGCGCCGCCCTGACCGCGGTAAAGGCGACATTCGGGTCGACGACGCGCAGCGTCGCCTCGACCATTTCGCCGCCGTTATTCACCTCGGCGACGATCCGGTCGGCGGCATGCGTGCGCCACGCCGTCAGCGCGACCTTCGCCCATTCCGGCGGCGCATAGCGGCCCGACAGATCGGTCAGCACATAGCCGTGCTCGCGCCCGTCCGCGGCCACCGCCTTGCCGACGATGACGATCCCCGTTTCGTCCGATTGCCCGCCGCTCGTCGCCGCCGGATCGATCGCGATGACGACCCGGTCGAGATCGGGCTCCGCCGTGATCCGCGCCGCGTCGATCACCGCGTGGTTCCACAGCGCCCCGGGCACGTCTTCGAGGAGCTCGGCATCGAGCTCCTGCCGCCCGAGCCGCGTCCCCTCGTACCGACGCACGATCTCGCCGAGAAACGCGGGCGCCAAGTTCGATCGATTTTCCTGCGTCTTACCGCGCGTCACCGCCACGGCCGGGTCGGCCAGGAGCGCCCTGACCAACTTCGTTGGCCGCGGCGTCGTCGTGACCACCACGCGCGGATCGGCGCCGAGCCGGAGCCCGAACAACAGCATGTCCCAGGCCTCCGCATACCGCCATGCCGCCACCTCGTCGCACCAGGCAAGATCGTGCTGCGGCCCGCGCAATCGCTCGGGCTCGTCCGCCGAAAAAACCGTCGCGATGGCGCCGTTTCGCCAGGTCAGCCGCCGTTTCGACGGCTCGTAGACCGGCCGCTCCTTCCCCGGTGAAATCGCCAGCAGCCCGCTCTCGCCTTCGATCATCACGTCGCGCGCATCCGCTGCGGTCGGTGCGACGAGCGCGACCCGCCGAGCCTTGCCGGATCCGACCCGTGCCCGCACGAATTCTGCGCCGGTCCTCGTCTTGCCAAACCCGCGCCCCGCGAGGAGCAGCCACACCCGCCAATTTCCCGGCGGCGGGCATTGCTCGTCGCGTGCCCACACATTCCAGTCACTCTTTAGGGTCAGCCGATCCTTCGGCGTCATTTCCCGCAGCAGCCGCGTCCTCAGCCAGCTGGGCTGCAAGGCGAGCCAGACGGCGCTCAAGTTCCTCAAACGGGTCCTCTTCGGGGTCAGGCTCAGCTTCCTCCTCGCGCCGCCGCGGCGTCAGGGGAAACAGGCCGAAGTGCTTGGCCAGTGCGTCGAGCGCGGCCTTTTTGTCATAGAGCTTCACGCGCAGTTCCCCACCGCTGGTGCCGGCCGTGCTGATTTCTGCGATCGCCGCGCGATCGTCCGGGCTCAATTCTTCGAGCGGCCGTACCGTCAGCCGCCCGCTCGCATCCCAGCTCACGATGTGCGTCACGTCGGCGAGCGCGATATGCGCGTATTCCTCGAGCACGCGCTGGGGCGTGATGTCCGGCTCCGCCGCCCGCGCCGCAACCTCTACGATCTCATGTGCGGGGGTGGTTGGCTTGGCTCCCATCATCTCCTGTTTGGCGGGGGCCTTGCGTTTCACGACGTTTCGCCGCCGGCCTTTCGCCGGGGCCAGCGCGGATCCCGCCCGAGGCGGTTTTTGAGATGCCAAGTGCGGCCCTGATGTTTGTTGGCCCCGCCGGCGGGTCCCGGCCTCGCCGTTTCCCACTCCGTTCAGGATGACCGTCTTGTACCAAAGCGATCCGGATTTGTCAATCATTAAATTGCGTATTTCACAATATCAAGAACGCTGGAAATGCGTCTCCAGCGCGCCGAGCGCCGCCACCAGGATCCCCGACGCCGCCTCCTGGCTGACCCGCCGCCCGTTCCATCCCTGCTCGAGCGCCCATTCCTTCAGCGACCGTTCCCAGCCCAGCACATGCCACAGGCATGACCCCGCCGGCGACGAGATCCCGCCGACTGCCTGGATCGTCCGCCACACCGCCTGCCGCGCCGCTTCGATCCGCAGTCCCGGCGCCCCCTGATCGCGCCGCGCGTTGCGGTCGCCCATCCTGAGGCGCGACAGGTCGACCGCCCGAACGGGATCGAGCTGCGCCTGAGCAAACCGGGCTCGGAAATCCTCGCCCGCCTGCCGCATCGCGGCGGTGATTGAGCCCCGCCGCTCCATCACCTGCAGCGTATCGACCAGCCGGTAAGGCCGCGCTGGCCTTCCGGCCTCGTCGGCGATCGTATGAGGCACAGCCTCGATCCGATCCCGCCGCAACCGCTCCGGCGTGATCACCGCTTCCGCCCCGTCGCCCCGCGCCCGCTCCCGCCGCTGCCGCGCCATCACAACCCTCCCATAATCGAACATAACAAGAACATTCCGGTCACGAAAAGCGCTGCGCGACCGTCTCAAGCTTTTTCAGAAAATCGTCCGGCGGCCGGCGCGCGTGGTCTCCTTGGCGCCCGCCGACCGCCTTCGCCAACGCCGCCGTTTCCCGCCGCAACCGCCCCGCTTCGGAGCTCCCGCTCGGGATGTGGCACAGCGCATGATGCGCCGGGCAATATGAGGACCCCGCCCGCTGGCCCATCCCGCACGCCGCCCCGTCATCCTCGATATAGCGGCACCAATCCTCGTCATCCCACGCTTCGTCCCACCCGGCGATCCCCACGCTCCGCCCCCTCTTGCGAATGTCGCACGAGCGTTATATGATCCTCACTTGCCATGTCAACATGATAATTGCGATATTGAGAACCATGGACGCAACATGGCTGCATCAGGCACTGCAACGCGCCGGCGCCTCGCAAGCCGACCTGGCGCGCCATCTGGGCCTCGCTGCCTCGGCGATTTCGCGCATGACGAGCGGCGAGCGCCAGGTCAAGGCGATCGAGGTACCGCATATCGCGGCGTTTCTCGGCGTCTCGCAGGAAGAGGTGCTGCGCCACGCCCTCACCGATGGCGCCGCGCCGAGCGAGCCCGGCCGCCGTGGCCGCCCGCCCCGCCCCGCCCCCTCGGTCGCGCTCGCACCGCCGCCCGGCGGCGATCTCGTGCCGATCCGCAGCGCCGGCCGCGGCGGCAGCGACCGCCCGATGTTCCTCCAAGACGGCCCGATCGGCTACACGCCGCGCCCCGCCAACCTCAACGGCGTTCGTGATGCCTACGCCATCTACATGACGGGCGACTCGATGGAGCCCCGCTATACCCAGGGTTGGCTGCTCCATATCAACCCGTTCAAGCCGCCGGTGCGCGGCCGCGACGTCGTCGTCTACAAAACCAACAGCGAGGTGCTGATCAAGCAGTTCGTCGGGTGGAATGACGACGCGCTCGTTCTCCATCAGCTCAACCCGGACGAAACGCTGCGCATTCCCCGCATGGAAATCCTTGAGTGCCATCTGATCGTCGGCGTGGATCAGGAGGGATAA